ATGTCGAAATACTTTGGTTCGCGCTCGATGCCGTAGAAGGTCTTGCCGAGGTTGGCGCAGGCGACGCCTGTCGTGCCGCTGCCCATGAATGGGTCGGCTACGGTCGACGTTGTTTTTGGGGCGAATTTCAAACACCATTCCATGAGCGAAACCGGCTTTTGCGTCGGGTGAATTCCTGTTTCAATCCGCGCTTTATTGCAGTGCAGGGTAAATAGCTTTACGCTGTTTCCAGAAAGGTTTGACCATGCCAGTTCAGCATCAGAAAACGAAGGCATAACCTGCTGCTTGTTCCATACCAGCCATTTGCCGCTTTCCACAGGAAGGTTGAAATAATTTCCACCCCAAACAATCGCCGCCCCAGAAAGTAAAATAACCTCGGCGATCAGCGCGTCATCTGGCGCAACATCATCCCACCCGCCTGCATATTCGCGCGGCTGGCGCCGATACTTTCCGGTCGAATCAAACCCGCCACCGCCCATTCCTTTGTCGCGACCAATCCCATACGGCGGGTCAGTCAAAACTAAATCAACCTTCGGCAGCGTCGGCAGGATATCGCGGCAATCGCCAAGGTATAGCGTTGCGTCGCCGATTGTTTCGATACGGCTCATAACTTCGGCTGCAGCAGCAGATAGCCCTGGTCGCGCAGGATGGTGTAGGCGTCGTGGGTGTCGGCGAACAGGGCGCGAATCCAGTCGGCGCCGCCGGGGGTCGGCTGGCCGGGCGTGTCGTCGGGAAGCGGGCCGGCTTCGTAGTCGCCGGTTTCGTAGATGCGCAGGTCGTCGATCAGGATGACATCGCGGCCGGCGCGGTGCTGGCGGAGCTGGTCGAGTTCGCGGCCGAGCGGCAGGCGGACGGTTTCCGGCATGGCGGCGCCGTAGTCCTTGAGGCCGAAGCCGGCGCCGGGGTAGTGGGCATCGAGCCAGATGAAGGCGGGCGCCAGGTCGGCGCGGGCGACCATCTGCATGAATAGCCCGGATTCCATGCGCACGACGCTGATGCGCGGATCTTCGTTGAAGCGGCAGCAGGCGCCGGCGGCGAGCAGCGGCTCGATCTCGCAGCTCAACAGGTGCGAAAACTCCGGGCGCGCGGCGGCATAAGCGAGCGAATCGCCGCGCGCGGTGCCGGTTTCGATGAAGGTCTGCAGGTGGTGCTGACTGAGGAAGTCGTCGAGCTTGAAGCGAAGGAGCGATCCCATGTTTATTTCCCGTTGCGCAGGCGCTTGAGTGTCCGGTAGGGCACGCCGCTGGTTTCTGAAAACTGCTTGAGGCTTTGCGCTGCCGCGTCGAAGGTGACGACGCTGATCTGCCGCTTATGCTTCGGCAGCGACGGCATGTAATGACGTTCGCCGCCGAGGTCGGCGGCCAGCGAATAGACGACCGAGGTGCGCTGCGCCGGGTCGAGCGAGGTGCCGAGGGCGCGCTCCAGGCTGGTGATGATGTCCAGGTAGATCATGGTCTTCCTTTCAACGGTGGAGCGATCCGACGCGGCCAAGGCGGCGGATGGCGGGGCGGGCGGGTTCTTCGGTTTTTCCGGCGGCGATGGCGGCGCGCAGCGAAAGGTCGATGCCGGCCAGGCGCAGCGCCGCCAGCGCGTATTTCCAGCAGTCGAGGGCTTCGTCGCGGCTATAGGTTTGCACCCAGTCGGCGTAGGTGACTGTTCCACGAATCTTTGTGACTCGCTTCCACGATGTGAGCTGTGCGAAATACTCTTCATCAAACGCAATATCTATTGGAAAGTGGATGTACTCCGGGCCGGCCTCAAGTTTTTTAAGGCGAGAAAGAAGCCATTGCTTTCCTTGTTGATCGCCAACGCTAAAGACCTGAATATCAACTCGGCGCTTTTTTCTAAATTTTTGATCCCGCTTTTTCTTTTCTTCTATGAATGGGACACCAGGCCTTTGAACGCCTTTTATAGCCATGCAAAATAAGTTTTTTCTAACAAACTCATAAACCATGCTTGTGTTATATCCAGAGTCAATTGCTACGACCTCTGGATTCCAGTGCGATATTTCATCTTTAAGATCATTCCAAACTTCGCCGCTTGCCGTATCTCCAGGAACAATTATGTGATCCATCACCCAGCACTCTTCTCCATGACCCCAATCGCAAATAGTCATTTCTAAACGGTCTTTTTGAACGTCTACCCCAGCAGTACGGGCAAAAGCCTTTGATTTTTCCTCATACTCTTCGCGGCGGCAAATAAGACTACCGGCGTCGATTTTTTCTCCCTGCTCTTCCCAGCATTCGCCGAGGTGGGTGTTGATGAAGGTGCGCAGGGTGCCGGGCGACTTGACGGCGCTGTGCCATTCGCGCGCCAGGTCGGCCCAGCTCGGGCCGAGGCCGATCGGCGCGTACAAGGCGCTGATGTGATAGCCGCGCGTGCTGCGCTCGGGGTGGGTAGCGATCCAGCGGCCGGCGGCGAGGATGGCCGGCTTGTGGTGCTCGTAGATTTCGCCGTGGCAGTGGGCGCAGACGTAGAAGGCTTCGAGCCGTTCGCCATCGCCGCGCCACTTGATGCCGTGCGCGGCTTCCGGCCCGCCCCATTCGAGTGGCTGGTATTCGCTGCACGACGGGCAGGGGACGTAGTAGCGGCGCTGGTCGGATTCGGCATGGCCGCGTTCGATCAGACTTTCGCCCTTGACGGTGGGCGTGCTGATGAACAGCCGCTTGGCGCGGGCGAAGGCTTTGGTCCGGCCCTTGGCCAGCGCCACCGGGTCACCTTCGGCGCCGACTTCGCCGGGGAAGCGGTCGAGGTCGTCCATGATCAGGTAGCGCACCGAGCGCTGGGCGTAGCTGTTGGGCGAATTGCCGCCGGCCAGGAACAGCACGCCGCCGGGGAAGTCGATCATGTCCTTGGAGTTGGCCGCATCGCGCGAGCGCTGGCCGCCGAGCAGGTCGCGGATAACCGGGGTTTCCTGCAACAGCGGGTTGAGCTTCTGCGCCTTCCAGGCATCGCGGCTATCGAGCGTCGGCATCAGTACCATGACCGGCGCCGGGGCGTGGTCGAAGGTATAGCCGAGGAAATTGACGGTGGCCTCGGTGACGCCGACCTGCGAGGACTTCATGACCCAGATGTCGGTGACGCGCGAGCTGGCTGACAGGCAATCCATGATCTCGCGCAGGATCGGGTTGCGCGCCGTCCGCCAGCGCCCGCGCTCGCCAGCCTGCTTGCCGGACAGCACGCGGTGATCGTCCGCCCATTGCGACACGGTGAGCGTGCGGCGCGGGGCCAGCGCGGAAGCGATGACCGACAGGCAGTGCGGGAGGGCGCGGGGGAGGGAGCGCATTTACTCACACAACCCATAAATAGAAGTGCAAAGCGGTCCGTCGTCTTGCATCCGCAGGAAGTCATATTGCTTTCCGCCCCGCGAGGTCTTTGCCCACTCGACTACAGTTTCAATCGTTTGAGTAGCTGACCATGCGTTGTCGTCTGATGGCGCAGAAAAGAAGGTTGCAGCTTGGCGTTTCGATGCAAGTTTGACGGCGGTTTCCCATTCGCGGATTCTCTCAATCGCTTCCGGAAAACGCTTGCTTATATCCAGAAGTTCGTCTTTGCGGCAGTTGATGCACGGCATGCAGCCGACGCGCCCCATGCCCATTTCGTACAGCGGGTTATGCTTGATGCCGTGCTTACGGTGCATGGCGAAACATTCCTCTGCTGTCCAGTCAAGAATTGGGCGGTAGTTCCAAAGCTCTGATCCGTTTTTAAAAACTTGCTTGCACTCGTTTTCTGGAAGATCGCGTCGGCGCAACGACTCATCGCGGCGAACTCCTTGCCACGAAATCACATCATCGCCGGCGTCTAGCAGGGGCTTTTGAACCTGATTGATGATCGGGTTTCGCTTTAGCTCTTCAGAGCAAAACGCGGCCTTGCTGGAAGGAAACCGGCCCTTCCATATGCACAAGTCTAGGAATTGGTTTCCGGTCGGAACAAGCGCAGCAGCAGCGCGTTCAATTGCTGCGGAAGACACGCCTTTCTCTGCCCATTTCGTCAGGACGTATTCTTTCTTTCCGGCGATCTGGCGCGAGAAATCAGCCTTTACGGTTCGAATCGGAAACACCTTGTCGTTCAGATATTGAACATACTCATAGGTGATTTCGTGTTCGTTTCCGGTGTCGGCAAAGACGGCTTGCATGTTGTCCGGCTGGCGCTCGATAGCCAACAAAAGCAATGCAGTCGAATCCTTGCCACCGGACACGCTGATAATGTTGTGTTCGCTCACTGCTCCCCCCCTTGCAGTTGCGTAATCTGCCGCTCAATCGCCACCCCGATGTCGTGCAGCACATTGCGGCAGGCTTCGGTCAATGCGGCGTGGGTTTCGTTGAGGTCGGTCACGGCGCACAGCACCGGGGCGGTCTGGTCGGGGAAGACATCCATCGCGGCGCGCACACTGGCGCCGAGGAACTTCATGGCGGCGTCCACATCCTCGCGGGCGATCAGGTTGCCGGCCATTTGCGCGGCCTTCATTTCTTCCTGGTCGGCCTGGGCGGATTCCTTGCGCGTCTTGGCGTCGACCAGGCGCTCGGGGTCCGCGCTTTCAGAATCGCGTTTTGCGGCGTTTTCCGGCGTCGACCGTGGCAGTGCCTCACCCTGCCCTGCGTTAGCGCCACGGCGGCGCGCGGCGGCGTGCCGGCGGGCAACGTCGAAGCGTCCGGATTGTGTGGCTTCGATCAGGGCTAGCGATTCGCCGACCTTGACCCGGGCAGTGCGCCCTTCGCCGTCGAGCACCAGGCGCCCGGCCTTGGCCAGCGCGGTGATGTAGGACGGGGAGAGGCCGAGGTGGGCGGCGAAGGTGCTTTTGCTGAGGACGGTCGGCAGCGTGGTTTCCTCGGTCATTGTTTTGTTCTTTCAGGCAACGAAAGGAGGGAGGGCGCGCGCGATGCGAACGGCGTACACCGGGCGTACACCAGTACGAACACCCGTGAACCCGCATGAACAGGGCAAGCGAACAGGCGTACACCACATTCACGTACACGGGAGCAATTTGTGCGCGATATGGGGTGATGGTGAGAGAGTTCACGTTTTCGCGTGTACGTGCGCGTTATGGTGTACGCCTGTTCGCTTGCCCTATTGGCAAGGGTTTGCGGGCGTTCGTACTGGTGTACGCCCGGTGTTCGCTGTTCGCTCATGGGTGGTCGCCCATCGCGTCGCGGAAGGCGAAAAAACAGCCGCCCAGCCATTTGGCGTCGGTGTCGCCTTCTTTTTTGCGGTGATCTGAATCCGGCCCGAGCCTGGCGGCGGCGTTGAGGACATCGGCGCTGGGGATGATGAAGCGCCAGCGGACCTTGCTGCGGTCGTCGTGCAGGTTGTCCAGGCGATCCTTGAGGCCGCGCCACCAGCCGGGCAGCTTGGCGATCTCGGAGATGAACTGGTTCGATTCGCGCGGGTTGCGCACGCCGTTGTCGCGGCACCAGCGGGTGTAGGCGGTGTAGAGGTCGGACGATCCGCAGGGGCAGACGGGCAGGCGTT